CCGGGTTGGACCAGAATTACAGGTCCAAGGTGCTTAAACTATAAAAGTTGAGATTAAGCTCGACAACAGTCTTCCAACTATTGCCGAAGTCTTGGCCTAGGCCAAGATCAGGCGGGATGTAGTCCCATCGTGAACTACATCTCGCCTTAATTCTGGTAAGCCTCCGTTGAAGACGATTCGAGACTTTCCCAGCCCTAAAGGTTCCAGCCAAGGCACCAAGCATTATCGCGGATGGGTTATTAAACCAGCCGCGAAGTAATGGAGGATGCCGTTGAACATCTGTAACGCTTACGAAGTCCTGAAGGATGTGAAGGTACCGGTATCGAAACCCACCGGTGTCCTTACATCTTAGGGGAGATCGTAAAAAAGCAAAAGGAACTTTGACGCCCGCCGTGTCCATCTCGTCAAAAGGAATAGGCAAAAGCCTACACCCCTTGAGAAGGTAGGATATAGTATTTGTTAAGAGTATCCCATGCTGCGCGCTCCAAACATTCAGCCGATTGATAGCTGAATACCTGTCGCAAACGTCCTTAAGCGTCTTAATATATACGCCACGGACGTTGTAACCATGATAATAATCATGGCCACACGACTCACGGAATAGTCCTTCATTGAAGGACTTATCTATGTTAACACTAAAGCCACAAAGAGACAAAAGTCGACAGACGAGGTCATAAGCCTCTTTTCTGACGATTATGTCATCGCCAAAAACGGCGAAGTTGCCTAGTGAATGTCTACTAGGACGCTCAAGTTTAATACCTCGAGCTCTATAGACACCATAGACGATAGCAGAAAAGAACAGAGTTTGCAACGGGAACGTATAAGCATTTCCCATGCTACTCACCATATGTAACTCCACCTTGGTTCCATCTGGAAGGATGGTTAGTGGCGAACGAGCCATTTCAAGAAGCGAAACTACACTTCTCGGAAAGAACTCGCGCACCAGACCAAGAGACATCGAGTCGGAAGCAGAAGAGAGATCGATAGTACCAAACTCTCCAGTCTGAGACCCGAGCCGAGCTAGGAGACGGTTCTTGTTTGGCTGCGTCGAGAGGTCGATACCACTTACCTCACGAAGCCGCTTTTCGAGGACTGCTCCTATACCCTTCTGAAATAACATATTACAGACGGGTTCGGTACATATGGTTCTGCTTATCTCCGTAGTTTTAGGAACGAAAGATAGGCGACTCCCTCGCACCAGTTCGGTTCCGCATTTAACACGTCTGACAGATTCAACATCAGACCATAAAGCGTCTTCCGAAATGGCTTCCATATAGAAATAATGGAGAGTAGAGCTAGTTGCCGCCATAGTTCCAAGTCCTACCTTCTGTAAGAAGGATGTACCGGGAGAACCTATGTTGGCACCGTTACCTAAGCCAAAGTTCTGGCCAATTTGACCCAGTGTAAGGACATCCTCAGGAACGCCGAGGGCATCCTCTGGATCGCGTTGAAAGAAGCGAAAGATGTAATCCTTAGCTTCGCCAAGAGCAATGGCTTCGATTTCGGAAGTGCATGGATTAACCAGGTCGAACGTCTTACATTTCTCGTTTATTTGCAAAAATAAATCGAGAGCTCGCAGATCGGCCTCATTGGACTTCTGATCCTGATATTTCTTCAGGAAAGACTTCCGCAAAGACTGCATAGCGAATGTACGATCGTCCATTCCTGGATAAGGACTAATAGTCCCATTCCATCCAGCACTCAAAAGATCTAAGTCGAGGTAGATTGGCAAAATACCAGCGTAATCACGCATAGCATCTCCAAATGTGACGCGATTTAAGTACTATTCCGAGCAACCAGTCTCTCTTTCGAAAGACATGCCACTGCAAAGGTCCTCTAACCAGATTCTAGATGATGCCGGAGACAGAAGAATCTCCGATACCAGCCGAGAGTTGGTTAAGAGCCCCAATTGCAAGAGCAATGGCAGCCCGGACATTAGCAGGATCGACAGTATCGCTACCAGCAGGTACATCCAAAATTGTGGTGACTTGCATAGTAGCATAAGGTTGAGCCGCTAATGGCAAAACGCCCTTACGGACGATTTGCTTATACGTATTACGCGGAACATCTTTCACGAGTCCCGTAACAGGATTAGGTTTCCCAAGAACACGGAAAACCTTAGGCTTGAAAAAGGACACAGTGAAGGGAGATGCAACTGAATGCGTAGTAACGCTGGTTTGCGTCCCGCCCAGCGCCGTAACAGCCCACTGCTTTCCGTTAACATCAGGTGCAGTGTCTGAAACGATCGTATAGGTCGGGGCCGTAAAGCCAGTCTGCGCGCCCCCTGTAACGGGGGTAGTTAGAGCATAAGTCATGCACGTTGCCTTCCAGAAGCGCTTAACGGAAACCTCTTAAGGTATTCCCTCGGCGCAGGTTTTGGGGATGCAAACCGCTTGCTTGACCAAGAAGAGCAGCTAAATTCCATAGCTGACCGCTCGACAGACCAAGATCCAACGAGAACGTAGGTAATGGTACCCCAGTTCCCGG